TGCCATTTTCCGTGTTCCTCCTTAAAAAAGTAAAAAAATAATAAGGGTACTAGGTACCCATAAATTATTGTTGTAATGCTTGTGACTCATTTCTTGCTTTAGTTACGTCTTGTTTGAAACTATCATACGATTGGTTAGGACTAGATAATGCCATACCAGGCCCACCACCTATATGTTGAAATTTATCCGGATTATTTTGAATGTTTTCTGTAAGTTTTTTAGCATTTAAATATTCTTGGTAACTAGGAGAGTTTGGGTCTTGTTGTTCGGATTGCTGATTATTACTTTGTGCTGTTTGCACTTGCTTACCTTGCGTACGTTCATTATTACCATTATTGTCTTGTGATTTGCCATTATCATTTTTAGATGTGCTTTCTGATTCGTTATTCGCAACATCTTTATTGCCTTCTTTTGAACTACTAGCAGAATCGTTTGTAATATCATCTGCTGCAGAATAATCTACGGTCTTTAGTTTACTAATATTTATTTTCTTGGTACCCAGTTTTTTACCCTCTGTGCCTTTAGTAGCTTTAAGTGTCACTTGCTTATCATTTTCTAATTCATAAGTAATAATACCTTTAGCAGTTTTACCTTTCTTAATTACATCATTGTTGTGTTTGTCCCATTCTTCGAATTTACCAGTATTAGGCGTTGGACCAACTTCAAGTTTACTTTCAGTATTTTCACTATCTTGTGTAGTCTCCATCGACGATATCCAAACATTCATTGGTGTGATTTGTTCGTCCCCGTCTTTACTTTTAACTTCGTATTTAAAAGCTAATAGTTTCTTGCCATTATCCGAATCCTTATCATTAACTAAAAATGTATCTTTTATTTTTAAAACAGCTTGATCAAGGACTAAAGTATCATTAGTGAATTGTACTTTGTTTTCATCAACGGACGTCGACTTTTTTGAATCGTTATTGTTGTTGCTACATGCCGCTAAAACTAAGAAACAAGATAATAAAATAAATAAGACTTTTTTCATTTTACATTTCTCCTCTGAATAAATATTTATATTAAAGCGCCACAAAGGACGCTTATTAAAACAGTTTTTGACTTGCTACAACTCTACCAATTATTTTAACTTCGTCATCTTCTCCGTAAACTTGAGGTAAATGTTCTGGGTTGTTTGATTCTGGAATTAAGATAATTTGATTCTTGTTATATCTAACTCGTTTAACAGTAGCGTTATAACCATTAACCATAACGACGCCCAACTGACCATTTTCTACTATAGAATCTTTTTCGACTACAACTACATCGTTTTCTTGGAAAATTTTATCCATGCTATCGCCAGACACTCTCAAACCAAATTCTTCTTTGTCAGAATTAAGATTTTTAGTAGCGAAGTATATGTAATCAACTAAATTTTCTTCACTATAGATAGGTAAGCCTGCAGATATTTTTGAAACAACTGGAATCTTTTTGACTGGTAGGGTTTCTAGTTGAGGTTGCTCGATATCCATAATTTCCTCTGGTTTAATATTTAACCCTTTACAAATTTTGATGACATTTTCTACCTTAGCATTAAATACTCCTCTTTCTAAAATAGATCTAACAGTTGTATAAGCTAAACCAATTTCTTTTGAAAAAGCTTTTATACTCCCAGATTTCAATTCCATAAGTCGTTTTAAATCTTTTTCTTTAGTCATTTTCGTTTACCTCATTTCTAATTTGTACCTATATAATACCATGCGAAAAATCGTATATCAAGTAAAAATAAAAATAAAAAATGCGAATTTTAGTGTTGACTTAGTACGAAAATTCGTATACAATTTAGTTAAGCAATCGGAAAGGTTGCTAAAAATTATAATTTGGAATACGAAAATTCGTATTAGGAGGGGTACTATGTTGAAGAATTTCAACGATATTAGAAAAGAGAAAAAAGTATCTCTGGTTGATTTAGCAGACTTATTAGAAGTCAGATACCAAACGGTAGCAGATAAGATAAATGGTGTTTCTGATTTTAAATTTGGAGAGGCATTACTTATTAAAAATGAATATTTTCCAGAGTATGACATTGAATATCTTTTTGAAAAAGAAAAAGAACGACAAACAAATTAAAGGAGGAATTCAAATGCAAGATTTACAAATTTTCAATTTTGAAGAATTACCAGTAAGGACGTTAACAGTAAATGAGGAACCATTTTTCGTCGGTAAAGATGTAGCGGAAATCTTGGGCTACTCAAACACGAGAGACGCATTATATAGACACGTTGACGGTGAAGATAAGGACGTCGTGAAACTCGACACCCTTGGTGGTAAACAAAGTCAAACTATTATCAACGAATCAGGATTATACAGCTTAATATTCTCATCAAAATTAGAATCAGCTAAACGTTTCAAACGCTGGGTAACATCAGAAGTTTTACCTACATTAAGAAAAACTGGAACTTATCAAATACCTAATGATCCAATGCAAGCATTAAAACTGATGTTTGAAGCAACGGAACAAACTAAAGAAGAAATTGCAACAGTGAAAGCAGATGTTATTGATATCAAAGAAAATCAAAAGCTAGATGCAGGAGAATACGGATTGATAACAAAAACAGTTCATCAACGCGTTGCTTATATCAGACAAATTCACGGACTACCTAATAATAAAGAAGTTAACAAACCTTTATATAGAGATATTAACAGTAACGTAAATACGATGGCTGGTATTAAAACAAGAACACAATTAAAACAAAAACATTTCGATGACGTAATGAATATGATCACAAATTGGTTTCCATCTCAATCAACAATGTATGTCATCAAACAATTAGAAATGGACTTTGAAAACGAAGTATAAGGAGTGATAGCAATGGAATACATTGGATTTGCGGACGCTATCGAGTTTGTGAAAATAAGTGGAATTTCTAAAAACGATTTAGAAAAGCACGTTTATAGCAATAAAGAGTTCCAAGAGAAATGTATGTACAGATTTGGCAAGAATCATAAACGCTACATCAAGATTAGACCGGCAATTGACTTTATAGAACAAAAATTAATGGTGTCAGAAACGGCACTTTAGAGGAGTTTTACTGAAGAAAGAGGATATATCGAAAAACTTTTAGAAAGGGTGGATTAAATGAAGTACTTACTAAGTTACATGACGATGTTTATCGCAATGATTATCACATTACTTTTAGGAGGTGGTTTCTTTACGGTAATAGCATTTTCAATGTTAACCCTTATTTTCAGCAGTTTCTTCTGGGAGAAGTGGCTTGAGATAACAAAAAAGACTGAAACTTGCGCCAACAAGTAACAGTCAGAATCTAATCAAAATATACAACTTAATTTAATCAAAATATACGGAGGTAGTCAATATGAAACATAAACTTTTAAAAATAGCCAATGATTTAAATAAATTAATTTTGCATAGTGATGAAGAAGTGAAAGCAGAATTTCAAAAATATTATGAGGGGGAAGTTAGTATCACCTTTTGGCACTACTCTAAAAAATATGAAAGTAACTGTAATCATCTAAGTTTCTATGAATTTCACACAGATGAAGAATTACAGAAATATTTTGAATTAGCAAAAGAAGTTATTGCAGGGGAGTGTTTTATTGATGAGTAATTTATTCGAATTAAAAAATAGTTACCAACAAGTTTACGACCTTATTGCAGAACAAGAAGACGAACAAATTTTAAAAGATACTTTATCAAGTATTAATGACGCTATCGAAGATAAAGCAGATGGATATGTAGCAGTCATTAAGTCTTTAGAAGCAGATAACAATGCTATAGACGAAGAAATAAAACGATTAAGACAACGTAAAACTTCTAACCAAAACGGTGTCAAACGTTTAAAAGAAAGTTTACAGGAAGTCATGGAACAAACTGGAAAAGAGAAGTTCAAAACTGCGCTTAATTCGTACAGTATTGCTAACAACCCACCTAGTTTAGATGTAACTGATGAAAGTTTGATACCTAAACAATATTACGTTGAACAGCAACCAAAGTTAGACAAAAAAGAGTTATTGAAAGCTGTTAAAGGTGGTTTAGAACTCAAAGGAGTAGAACTAAAACAAAATAGAAGTTTGAGGGTGAGATAGATGACTGAGGAAAAACAAGAACAGGATATTTTAACCCAACTTGGTGTGAAAGACATCAGCAAACAAAATGCTAACAAGTTTTATAAATTCGCTATCTACGGAAAATTCGGTACAGGTAAAACAACCTTTTTAACTAAAGACAATAACGCACTTGTGCTCGACATTAATGAAGATGGAACAACAGTTACAGAAGATGGTGCAGTGGTACAAATTAAAAACTACAAACACTTTGCTTATGTAATAAAAATGTTACCTCAAGTAATTGAGAAACTAAGAGAAAACGGAAAACAAATAGATGTAGTAGTGATTGAAACAATACAGAAACTACGCGATATCACTATTGACGACATCATGAACGGTAAGACTAAGAAACCGACATTTAATGATTGGGGAGAATGTGCGACACGCATTGTGCATATGTACAGATATGTTTCTAAGTTACAAGAACAATATCAATTCCATTTAGCGATAAGTGGTCATGAAGGTATCAACAAAGATAAAGACGATGAAGGCAGCACGATTAATCCCACTATCACGATTGAGGCACAAGATCAAATAAGAAAAGCAGTTGTAAGTCAATCGGATGTTTTAGCAAGAATGACTATCGAAGAACATGAGGAAAATGGCCAAAAGTCATATGAATATGTACTTAACGCTGAACCCTCTAACTTGTTTGAAACAAAAATAAGACATGCAAGCAATATAAAAATTAACAATAAGAAATTTGAAAACCCAAGCATTACAGACGTAGTAGAAGCAATTAGAAATGGAAATTAAAAATAACTAATAAGGACGGTATAAAATTATGAAAATTACAGGACAAGCGCAACACACTAAAGAAACTAATCAAGAGGCATTTATGAAAGGTGGAGACTTCTTAGGAGCAGGAGAATTCACAGTAAAAGTTAAAGACGTTGAATTTAACGACAAAGAAGGAAGATATTTCACTATCGTATTTGAAAATAACGAAGGTAAACAATACAAACACAATCAATTTGTACCACCATTCCAACAAGACTTCCAAGAAAGACAATATATCGAATTATTAAGTAGACTAGGAATTCAACTTAATTTGCCTGATTTAACTTTCGATACAGACAGATTAATTAACAAAATGGGAACAATCGTACTTAAAAATAAGTTTAACGAAGATCAAGGAAAGTATTTCGTCAGATTATCTTTTGTAAAAGTTTGGAACAAAGGTGACGAAATCGTAAATAAACCCGAACCTAAAACTGATGAAATGAAACAACGTGAGCAACAAGCCAACGGACAGCAAACGCCAATGACAAAACAAGATAACCCGTTTGCAAATGCTAATGGACCGATTGATATTAGTAATGATGACTTACCTTTCTAGGAAGTGATTAAATGCAACACATTACAAGATACCAGCGAGATAACGACGGTACTTATTCCGTCGTTGCGACTGGTGTTGAATTAGAACAAAATCATATTGACTTATTAGAAAATGGTTACTCACTCATTGCAGAAGTTGAAGTACCTGATAACAAAAAATTATCAATAGAACAACGTAAAAAGATTTTTGCATTATGTAGAGATATTGAGTTGCACTGGGGAGAACCTGTGGAATCGCTAAGGAAAAGGTTTCAATCAGAACTCGAAATTATGAACGGTTACGATGAAATAAGTTTACGTGACTGTTCAATGAGAGTGGCAAGAGAATTGATAGAACTGATTATCGCTTTTATGTTCCATCATCAAATACCAATGAGAGTAGAAACAAGTAAGTTATTAAGTGGGGACAAATCAATGTTGTATTGGGCAACGGTCAATCGAAACTGTGTACTATGCGGGGAATCAAATGCCGACCTTGCACATCACTACGCAATAGGTCGTGGTGCTAACCGTAAGAAGATGCAGCATTACGATTATGAAGTGTTGGCTTTATGCAGATTCCACCACCAAGAACAGCACAACATAGGAGTTAAGTCTTTTGACGAAAAATATATCTTACAAGATAGCTGGATAAAAGTTGATTATCGTTTAAACGCTATGTTGAAAGGAGTTAAAAATGAATTCGAGAGTAATAACTAAAGAAAACAAGAAAGAAATAGCTCATAGAATCAAGCAAATAAGATTACAAAGAGATTTTGATATAAACGAATTCGCTTCAATCTTATATGTTTCTCCTTTCTGTATAAAACAATGGGAAGAAGGCAAAAGAATTCCCAATCTTGAGAAAATAAAATTGATAGCATTCGTTTTCAAGACAACACCTGAATGGCTATTGTACGGGGAGTGAGAAAGATGGTTAAATCGATATTTTTACAAGATGGAGAAGAAATTTTCGTAGATGATGAAGATTACGAAAGAGTGAATCAACATACTTGGTATAAGTTTTACACCGGTAATACAAGACATATAAAAAAAGGTGATAAGAAAACGACATCATTAGCTAATTTTTTAGTTGAAGGTAGCACTCAAAAAGAAAAAAATAATTATTTTACTAAAGATAATTTGGTGGACTTAAGATATGCCAATAGATACCAAAGAGCAAGAGGACAAAGCGTTTCGAAATATAAAGGCGTGAATTTCAACAAAAAAGACCGGAAATGGTGGGCTCAAATATATGTAGATGGTAAGACTAAGCTTTTAGGTAGGTTTTCGAACGAAGATGATGCAGCTTTAGCTTACAATCGCGGCGTTGATGAATATTTTAACAGTGATGGATATAAAAATAAGATTGGTTATGACAATCGAGTCCCTAGTAGAACGTATCGCACTTTTGACGGTCAAAAAACAAAACATAAGGGCAAAACAGGATACAAAGGAGTTACTTACAGTTCAAAAAAATTAAACTATTTAAGTAGAATTTCATATAAACTCAACCGTTATCAAATAATGTATAGCAAAAGTAAAGAACAATCTGCATTAGTATATAACAAATGTGCTTTATATCTATATGGTGATGACGCGATCCTAAACGATGTACCTATGACAGATGAACTCAAAGAATTCATTTCTAACTGGGAGATACCAGACAAAATTAAAGCACTGAAAGAAGGTGCTGATAATGAATAATAGAGATTATATTTCATCAATTATTACTCAATTCAGTGGTCAAAATAACATTATTCCTATACCTACTATCTATATAAGAATCACTGAGGATTACCCAAGCGCAGCGTTATTAAATCAAATGATTTATTGGTCAGATAGAACAAGTAGAAAAGACGGTTATTTTTATAAATCTTACAACGAATGGTACGAAGAGTTGCATTTAACCGAATATCAAGTAAGACGCGCAACCAAAAAACTTAAGTCATTTGGTTTCGTCGATACAGCTCTAAAAAAAGCTAATGGTGCACCTACTTTGCATTATAAAGTCGATACTAAAGAAGTTTCAGAATGGATTCTTAAGAAACTTCAGAATGGAAACTTAAGAAACTCAAGAATGGATAGTGAAGAAACTCAAGAATCTTTAACAGAGATTACTACAAAGACTACTACAGAGATTACTAACAATAATATATTGTCTCCTTCGTCGACTGTGTATCCTTACAAAGATGTAATTGACTACCTTAACCAACAAACAGGTAAGAATTACAAGTCTACTACTAAGAAGAATCAAACAGTCATACGAGCAAGAACCGATGAGGGCTTTTCACTAGATGACTTTAAAAGAGTTATAGACAACAAAGTTGCCGAGTGGAAAGGCACAAACATGGAGAAGTACCTAAGACCTGAAACATTATTTGGTACTAAATTTGAGGGTTACCTCAACCAAGAATTACAACCTAGTGGCATGGATCAGTTAGAACGTATGAAGTACGACGAGAGTTATTGGGACTAGGAGTGATTATAAATGCAATCAATGGAAAGTTTAGCTAGAAATATCAAACCTAGTAAAAATATCGTAGAAGAACAACATAACCTTAAATGTAGTAAATGTGGGAACACATACGACTATTATAAGTTTAGTAACGGGCATGAATTTAGACATGGTTGTGACTGTTCAATGATACAAGCTGGTAAAGAAGCAGAGAAGAAACGCAAGCAAAAATATATAAATAATATCTTCAATCAATCTACTGTAAACGGTTCGCTAAGAGATGCAACAGTAAATAATTACAAACCTCAGAACGAAAAGCAAATATACGCCAAAAAAACAGCCATAGAGTACGTTAAAACATTCTCGGTAGATAAACCTAAGTCTTTAATCTTACAAGGCTCATATGGTACCGGAAAAAGCCATATAGCGTATGCCATAGCTAAAGCAATTAAAAACGAAGGATATTCAGTCGCTTTTATGCACATTCCAATGTTGATGGAGCGCATCAAAGCGACATATAACAAGAATGCTGCAGAAACAACAGATGAACTTGTACAACTACTAAGTAACATAGATTTACTAGTACTTGATGATATAGGTGTAGAGAACACTGAACACACATTAAATAAACTATTCAGCATTGTAGATAACAGAGTTGGAAAGAATAACATCTTCACTACAAATTTTAGTGATAAAGAACTTAATCAAAACATGAATTGGCAACGGATCAATTCAAGAATGAAACATAACGCTAGAACCGTAAAGGTACTAGGCGATGACTACAGGGAGCGTGACGCATGGTAACGAAAGAGAATGTTATGCAAATACTTGAGTGTTCCGATGTGTATGCTCAAAAAATGATTGATTGGTGCAGTGGGAATCAAGCTGCACTCATCAAGTTAATTAATGCCAAGTTAGAAGAAAAAGGCAACAGACAGGCAATAACGGAGGTGTCCTAATGGGGCTTATCGACGGACTTAAAAAGCAATACATGTTGTATCAAATTGACGGTTGGGAGATGTGTAGTGTAACGCCGTTAGGAGAAGATACATTCAAACTAGGTAACTATGCAGGCATACACTTTAGAAACACATTCTCAGGAACAGTAACGAAAGATGAACTAGAAAAACTTAAACGTAAACATAAGTTGTTCAGAAAAGAAGAACTGCAACAACAGATGACAATTAACGAATTATTATTTTGAGGTGAGTTATGGAAATAGAGATTAATTTTAACGATACGTATAAGGAACCTATCGGCTCTCCTCGTCCACGTTTTAGGAATGCAGGTAAGTTTATCCAAACATACATGCCAACGTCTTATACAAAGCATAAAGCATATATACAGAGTCAATTACCTAAAAAGATGTTGAACAGTAGATTGAAAGTATCAATATATTTTTACTTCGCACCACCTAAGAGTTGGACTAAGAATCAAAAGTTAATATCGATAGGCCAATACAAACGTACGAAACCAGATATAGATAATTTGATTAAAACAGTGCTAGACGCTGCTAATGACCACTTATGGAAAGATGATAACCAAATTGCACACATTGAAAGTTTTAAGCAATATGCAGAAGAGCCAAAAATAATCATGAATGTAGAGGAAGTGGAGTGAATGTACAAAGGAACAATAGAAATCAAAGCGAAAGTTGATATGAAAGTGAAAGTTCCTGTTGAAGTCAACAGAGTAAGCGATATGTATGAAGAGGAAGAATTCTATAACAAGTTATACCACGATGATAAAGACAAGTTTTTGTCAGAAGCAGAAGTTGTAGGAGTAGATATAGATGAAACTGGATGGGAGTTGAATTAAATGGAAATCGCAAAAATGAGAGTTAAAAATAAATATTTTAGTATCACACCTGATGTAGCAGAAAAAATGAAAGAAGCAGATATAAATTCAGGCATTTTAAGACAAAGATTAGCTTCTGGTTGGAAATTTGAAGATGCAATAGAAGCACCTATTGGAGTAAGACGTAGTGAGTGGGAAAGTTTGAAACCTAAAGAGAACGACATCGCTAGTTATAAAGAGAGAATGGAGCAACGCAGATTACAAGAGCTGAAACGTAAGAAACCACATTTATTCACAGTACCTCAAAAACACCCTCGTGGTAAATGGTGCACGCACCTTATGGAGAATGACATCTTTCCTAGAAAGGTGGTTAGATCATGAGTGTTGGAGATTTAAGTATAGGAGAATATATAAAATTTTCTGATAGAGACAACAAGCAAAGGTACGGGCAAGTATTGAACGTATATCAAGACGTATTTTATTTAAAATACGTCGCAGTAGTAAAAGTTGATGGTATTGGCACTATTAAAATAGACGATAACTATGACTTTATCAGTGTGCCTAGACCAACTAGTAAAGAAGTAGAAAAGACGTTAGATGACAAGGTTAACCACCCAACGCATTACACGTATGGAGATATAGAAGTTATAGACTTCATAGAGCAGGTCACTAAAGATTACAAACCAGAGTTAGCATTTGCGATTGGTAATGCAATTAAGTATATCAGTCGAGCTAATCGTAAGAACGGAAAAGAAGATTTAGACAAAGCGCGTTGGTACCTAAATAGAGTATTTGAAAAGTGGGAGGGTTAATGAAATGAGAAACACATTGACAGATTTAAACAATCATTTATTTGCACAATTAGAAAGATTAAGCGATGAAGATTTAAAAGGCGATGAATTAAAAGAGGAGTTACAAAGATCTAGTGCAGTTTCTAAAGTGGCTCAAAATATCATTAATAACGGCAGTTTAGTGCTGCAAGCACAAAAGTTTAAAGATGAAAAATTAGACGCAGAATCAGAAATCCCTAAGTTGTTAGGAGAGTAATAGCCATGAGACATGTATGGACTGATGAGCATGAAAAATATATTCGTAATAACATCAAAGGTAAAACTAAGAAAGAAATGACAGAAATGTTTAATAAGGAGTTTGGCACTGATGTTACTACAGATAAAATGAAAGGGTTTTGTTCGAGAAAAAGGATAAGAAGTGGGGTTGATTGTAAGTTTAAAAAAGGTGTGCCTTCTTGGAACAAAGGTAAAAGCTTTCCTTCCAGAGGTAGAAGCGCTGAAACTCAATTTAAGAAAGGACAAAAGCCCGATAACACATTTCCTTTAGGAACGATAAAAATCACTACTGACGGTTATAAGTTTATAAAAATCAAAAAACGAGGTTCAAAAAACGAATGCTGGAAACAATACACACATTATTTATGGGAACAAAAGCACGGACCTGTGCCCAAAGGATATTGTTTAATACATTTGAATCAAAACAGGTCAGACTGTAGCGAAGAAAATATAGCATTGGTAAGTCGTAAAGAATTAGTGCGCATTAACAAACTTAATTTAACGTCGACTGATCGCGACCTGACTAAAGCAGGAATCAACTTTGTTAAATTATTACACAAACAAAAAGAAGTTAAGGACAAAATAAATGCTGCTAAGTGACACGGTATCTCAACGATACAAATACAACACACAAGGCAAGACACCTACAGAGATACAGCGTGAATTACGACAGCTAGGTGTTAAAGGCTTTGTGGTTAAGGTAGCAGGAAGTAGAGTGACGATGAAAGTTAGTGAGTGTGACATAAAAGAGAACAGGGAGTGTTTACGATAGATATCACCAACCTATACACCTACAAAGCAACATGCACCAATGTTGTGGATGGGGACACTTTAGATATACTACTTGATTATGGCTTTGATACCTACGCTAAACGTCGTGTACGTTTGCTAGGTGTCGATACGCC